CAATCATGATCTGGGATGTGTAGCCGGTGGTTGCAGCGTCGCCACCGTATTCGGCATAATAGGCAGGAAGACCGGCGGTTGAGCCACTGCCGTACACGTTCTGCAGGAATTCCTTCGTGACCGGCAACAGAGGCGAAGACGCGCCAGAGCCATTGATCACTTCCAGTGTTTCGGTCGTGACAAACTGCGACTGCGGAACCGTCAGCGTGTTGTTGTTTGCCGTGAACGAGTACGCGGTCGTGCTAATCTGGGTTGACAGAAAGTCGATGTCGCGCTGCATTCGCAACTCGGCATACGAGATCATCTGTGGCAAAATGATCTGATAGTTGGTGTCCGTCACCGGAACCACCGCCATCGTTGCAATCTGCTGAACGTAAGTGTTGTAATCCATGACTACCTAGCCAAGTTAAAAGCAATTCGCTCGACTTCCGAAACGCGTTTAGACCAGCCTTTGCCAAAGGTATCATAGGTGGCAAGACTTTGCAAAAAAGCTAATCGAGCTTCGCAGACGGACGTAACAACATCACGAGGGTTTGCCGCTTCAAGAGCACTAATTGTAGCTGACCCGATTTTTCCGTCCGCATTAACACCGATAACCGTTTGAAGGGTTTTCGCTGCGCGGGACGGCCCCGAATTGATGGCAAAATCGAAGACGGCATAATCCACCCCTACAGGAAGATTGTCACCGTTTATAGCATCCCAATACCTTGTGCGATAGAGCGGTTCGACATCTTCCGGCGTTAACGCCTTGATATCGTCTTTGGTTACCGAATGTCCAACATACTGTTCCCAAACTGCTTTAGTGCATCCTAAGTTGGTTGCACCACCGGGGTCTTTGGGGTTGTCAACATATCCGCCCTCGTTTTGAAGGACGAGCACGAAGCAGGGCTGCCAGTTACTTTGCATGGACACCCAACGTCTTTTCATAGGTACGCAAACCAGCCATACCAAGCATGGCGGTTACTAATTCCATAAGGGACTGATCCAGAGTAGGCAAATCATGCCACCCCGCCCCAACGGCGATTGGACGCAGAAGGTATTGGTATGCGAGGCCAAGTGCGCCAACCCACCCAATAGCAGGCCGCCAGCCACTAACAAAAATAGAAGACGATTGTGCTTCATTTGCATTCACCTGATTTTGTTGTTCGTCCCAGCCCTGCAGGGAGGTCCGTAGGGCTGCCTCGGCTTCCGCCCGTTGATTTGGGTCGGGAATGAATTTGTTGACGATCTGCAGGCCTGCGCTGATTGCGTCGTCTATACCAAATGCCATAATATTTACTCTGCTGGAGTTTCGGCTGGAGCTTCTGTTGCGGCAGTAGACGCTGCTAATTCTACTTGTGGCTTAGCTTGCCCATGAAGTGCTGCAATAACATCCGCAACTTCAGCGTAAATGCCGTTAGCCAGATGCTTAAGAATTGCATTAACGTGAGCAACAGTGAGTTTTAGATCAAGTTCTAGATTATCCATTGTGTCCTCTTAAAATGGTGGCGATTGCGGTTGTGATACAGGGTGAGATAACTGCGCTATTTGCGCCGATATCCCCATTTCTACGGCTGGCATACTAATGCAATCCGCCACCCACTTATAAGCCATTTCTTGGGTGATGTCAGCATATGGAACAAATTCTGCTGGGCTAGGCGTACTTAACTTTGCAGTACCAGATGCTGATGACGAGATAGTTCCATCAGTTCCAGTGCATACCCAATTAATAGCCGTAACCACATTGGCTAAACCATCATATACTGGCGTCACTATAAACTGAGGGAATGTCCAAGTAAATTGCATTACGTGTATTCCCAAATGCGAATCATGCCTTGGTAACCATTGCCGCCGGGTTCAGTTGGCGCACCACTATAAGCGTTGTTATAAGCGCCTGACCCGCCAGCACCCCAACCAAAACCATTATATCCACCACGGATTTGTTGATAAATAGGGTTTGAGTATCCTCCCCCCATAGTAATTCCATAAGGAGTATCTACGCAGCCACCGTACCCAGAACCACCAGCAGGAATTATTGGGGTAATTGAATAATCCATATTCGTAGCGGTTCCGGTTGACCCGTTAGTTCCAGCCCCGCTTCCACTGTAAAGACCGCCGCCACCGCCAGAAACAGAATATGTTGTCCCAGAAATTGTTATGGACGACGTTCCACCTGCACCACCATTGTAAGAGCCGCCATTTCCACCTGATCCCGCAGCACCAACGGCGTAAGTATATCCTGTAGATGGGGCGACTGTAGCGTATTTAACAGCAAAGAGTGAACCGCCACCTCCACCGCCATAACTTGTTCCGCCAGTCGACCCCGCAACACCGCCACCGCCACCGCCACCGCCAATCATTTCAATAAGAATGTGATTACAGCCAGCCGGAGTTGTGTAAGTTCCGCCGCCTGTGCTTGTTAAAACTTGCGGGGCGCGAATTAATGTTCCACCGGATGCCAAGGATGAGGACGTCCATGTAGTCCCGTTAGATGTAAGTACGTTACCGCTTGTGCCGGGGGCCACAAATTGAACTGCACTGGTTCCGTTACCAAGAATGACATTATTGGCTGTAAGCGTTGAAGCGCCCGTACCACCGCTTGAAACCGCTAAAGCTGACGAAATTAATCCATCATCTGCCTTTTTTACGTTTGTCCCGTCGCAATAGACAAGAATGCTATAACCCTGTGGGCAAGATACAGTAGTTCCAGCGGCTGCATTACTGCCGTTATTTGATCCCAATAGGACGGTATACGCGCCAGACGTACTATTGGTAACAACCCACATACCTGCCACGCTTTGAGGCAATAGAACGGTCTGGTTAGCGGCCAATGTTCCGGTCAGATTGAAACGCATGGCTTGCGACGTAGAACCCGCCGCGACAGCACTTGGGGCTGCAATATTGGTATATGTTGGCGTTGAACTAGTGCTTACTGAAACACCGGTCGTATTGCCAAAAATCTGATCAAGAATGGTGGAGTTATAATTGAGCGGCTGATCCCAAGTCGGGGATGTGCTGTTATATGCTGGCTCGTTAAGCGCAAGATTAGTCGTTGTTGACATCTGATTTGCCTTTCTTGCCTAACAAACTTTGAACTGTATCGGTCTCGTAAATTTTAATTCCGTACCAAATAATAGGGAAAAACGCGCCAACTTCCGGTATCCAACCCATAAGAGTACCCAATGCAGCGGACAGCGAAAGCCAATCCATGAAATGTTTAACGCCTGTATCAATGTGATCAGTCAGGGTCATGGTTGAAAATCCCGAATAATGGCCGCAAAAATGTTCCGGTTGATTGATAGTACACCAAAGCAACGGATATTCCAATCCCCGCAGTTTTTTGAGTTTCTAATTGCATTTTTATAATTCCACCCAATTTTTACTGTTTTCGTCCCAAATGTATGATTTACCATCATTTGGGCGTTGAACCGGAGATTCCCATAACCAAGTTGTTTGGTTTAAAGTCCAAGAAGAAAACGGTTGAGGCGCATAAAATACATCATGCGTTGCATCATAAATATATCCAATACCTGCATGATTACCGCGCAATGCCACACCACCATCAGGCTGTCCATCTTGGCCGTAATGAATACCGCCACGGGTGTTATAAGATGTTTGAACCCATTCAGAAGGCGACCCAAAAAGGCCAGAGTCAATAACATCTTGTTCCGCAACAATGATTTGCGTGACAAACCCATTTTCTATTTTTGCAAAATGGCTCATGCTTTGTAAGACCCAGAAGATGTAAACTTAATAATTGTATTACTACCAGATGTAGTAATAGTAGGAGAACCTGTTGTTACGCCACTATAATTTGCCGTTGGAACGGAAATAATAACCACACCAGAACCACCAGCCGCACCCGTTCCAGCGCCGCCGCCGCCGCCGCCTGTATTTACTGTACCAGCAGTTGCGCTTGTGGTTCCACCCGCTCCACCACCACCTGAACCACCCGTTGTAGAACCAGCTGTAAATCCGCCGCCGCCGCCGCCTGCGTAATAAATTGCTGTTCCAGTAATAGAAGATTGCAATCCATTACCGCCATTGCCACCATTATTTCCACTACCAGCACCACCAACAGCACCAGCGCCACCGCCGCCACCAGCGCCATAAAAACCGATTACGCC